ATTCTTCCAGAGCTGCGGCCCAATCAGCCAATCCGCATCGGATTGGCGCAGGATTTTCTGCGTTGCCACATCCGGGTGGAACAGGAGCATGGTCGCCCTTTCCTGCTCCGTGCGGATCGTCTCCAGCTGCTCGGCCACGAAAGGCACCGCGAGCGCGCATTGGAACACGTTATTCTTGAAAATGTCGCAGTTGCCGGCGCTCATCTGAAGGTCAAAACCTTCAACCCGCGATATCTGGAACGACAACACGCGCCCCTTGTCGGAGACGGCCGTTTCGGCCTTCAGTGAAGCGGTTGCGCCGCCTGATACGGTGGCGGCCGCGCCGGCATCCGTGCGGACCAGCCGGAATTCTCTCAGCTCAAATTTCAAGCCAGGCGCGCGGGCGGCGCGGTAGGCACGCGGCCTCGCATCGACCTGGAAAGCCGGGAGGGATTGCCATGCATCGGCGTTGCTGGCGCGCCATTCGAAACGAGCATTGATGGTCGCGGCGGCGGCAAGCGTCGAAAAATCCACGAATTCGCACGTGACAGCAGCGCTGAGGACCGCCGAACAGAGCACCTCATCTTGCACAATCGTCGAGCTGGCATAGACCAATTGCGGGGCGCTTGTTTCTGCAACAAGACCGCGCACGTAAGCCTCGAACACCGTGCCGGGCATGAGGTCGAACCCCCCTTGCGGCACCGGCTCCACGCGCATCATGTAGGACGCGCCCGAAAAATAGGATTTCAGTTCGATGCGCCCGGCCGCTTCGGGCGAAATTTCGCCCGAATTGAAACTGGTTTTCAGCGTGCCAGGATTGAAGGCCATTACGGGCGCACCAGGTTGAATTGATCCTGGATGAACATCGGCTGGCGATTGGCCCCGGCCGCCCCATCGAGCTTCGCTGCCTGACCCAGAAGGCCACCAAGGCCGTCATCGCGGGCGGTTCCGATCGCCACGCGCTCCAGCTCTTGTGCAAGGGGGATTTGCTGCGCGGCGGCGAGTGCAAACCGCGATGCAAGCAGCGTCACGACCGCATCCAGAAAAACAGCTGGCCATAGATCGGGATCAAGCATCACCATGAACCGCGCATACACGTCCGGTTCATCACAAAAGAGAAAACGGCCCTCCTGGCCGAAATCACGGACAAGGCTGTCAAGGTCTCGGGGATTGGTCATCACCCGCAACTGTTGCGATAGTCGCCCGCCCGGCAGATTGAAGGCATAGCGATAGCCGCCACGATAATCCTGCGTATCATCCCGATCGAGCCGATGCGTCTTCATGGCCCAATTCCATTCCTGACGTGACAGGCAGGACTTGATGGTGCGTTCTGTCACAGAAACAGCAAGCTCGGCCTGTTCAGTCTCGGCGGCAAAATCCACATTGGGCAACCCGGCCATCCTGAAAGCCTGGTTTGCGATCGTGTTGAAATCCAGCGGCATCGCAAGCGCTCCGGTAAGCGGGGAAGGGCGGCGGCCGAGGCCGCCGCCCGATCATCAAGCCAGAATAGCCGCGACCACGGTGACGTTGCCTGTGGCAGGAACCGCCGTCACGTTGTAGAGCCCGCCCTTGTTGGAGGCGCAGCTGACTTCGATCTGGTCGCCTACGCGGAGCTGGTTGCGCGCCGCGTTGAAATAGCCGGCAGTAGCCACCACGGAGAAGGCATCAGCCGTGGCGTAGAAATATTTGGTAATCATCGTGGTGCTGGCTGTGCCATCCGTGTTGCCGCGCGGGGTCTGATACAGACGCACCAGGGAGCGAGGGGAATATGCCATGGTTGCATTCCTTGTTCGGGAGGGAAGAGGCGGCGCGCCGGCCGGCGCGCCGCGCGATCATCAGACGGTGGTCGGCATCAGGCCGCGCACGCGCTTCACGCCGCCCGGCAGGATGACGCGCGCGCAGCCGGAAATGCTCTGGCCAATATGCCAGGCCTTCTCGCGCGGGAGCCAATCGAGGCGCGCGCCCGTCAGTTCCTGCGTCACGCGGCCGACGCACCGCTTGTTCCACACGAAGAGATCGATGTTGTTCGCAACCGGCGCGCGGCTGGTGAAGAACGAATTTTCCATGGGGAAATACGTCGTTCCCAGCCAGGTTCTCGCGCCGATCTTCTTCATGAACGGGCTGTCTCCCACGTAGTCGGACGAGGCAAACGACTGAATGTTCAGGAACCGCATCATGACGATGGGCGGCACCGCGCAGAAGTTCTCCGCCATGGAAAGCTGCGCGCCCGCGATGTTCGCCACCGCCGTTTGCGTCATCGCCAGCGTGATGGTGTCGCCACCGCCCGCAGCGCCGATGACTTCGACGCTCGCTTCCTGGGTGATCGCATCGAGCACGAAGTTGTCATACTGGCGGCCGATCGCTCGCTTGCCACTTTCCGTGAGAGCCGCCTGAAGGTTGGCGGAAATCTTGTTCGTGTCGCGGGTCTTGAATTCCGCATCCGCGTCGAAATCCAGGATCGTGGCGCTCACGCGATCGGTCTGAACGCCCATGAGGCCGACCTGGGAAATGCCCAGCGGATGTTCAGTGGCGTCGGCGGCCGTAATGGTGTTCCAGAACACTTGGTTGCCCACGACCTCATCGGTATCCGTGGTCATGCCCTTGGTGAGAAAACCTTCGGACTGAAGCGCGAGATTGACGTCCGAGGTATAGAACTGGTTGAACCAGGCCTGAATGTTGGGTGCCGACATGGCTTGTTTCTCCGGGTGAAAGAGTGTTTTCGCCCCGAACCGAGGGCCACGTTTCTACCCGGTGTCAGGCAGGTATCGGCGCGGGTCCATTCCGGTGCTCGCCGGATATTGATGGCCCGCGCCGCCTGTTAAGTGGGGAAGGCCTATGCCTTGGTCGCGGCCTTCACGGCATACATGGCGGCCGTCTCGACATTCGTGATGGCGATGGCCTTGAGGCGCGCGCGCTCGGCATTCACCGCCTGATGCTCGGCATTGGCCAAGCCGATATCCGTTGGGACCGACTCGATCAGATCGATAAGAGCGGCGGCCTGGCGCTTGATGGCATCGACCAGCTCGCTTTTGCTCGGGTTGAAAGTGACGCCCACGCGATATTCGCCCAGCGTCAGCGGCTCGCGCTCGGCCCGTTCGGCCGGCTCGGGAAGAACCGGATCGACCACGGGCAGATCATGAGCCGGGTCTTGCTTGGGCGTGGAATTGTCGGCTTTCTTCGTCATGGTGGGATACTCCCTGGGGTGATGCGGCAATCAGGCCGCGCTGTCAGCTCACGCCCTTGAGCGCGAGAATGCGGTTCTGCACATCGAGGCGATATTTCGGATCGTCGCGATACTTGTCGGATGCTCGCGCCTTCTCCAGATCGGCAAGCTCCTGCGCCTGTCCGCCCAGCGCACCGTTCAGCGCGAGGCCGTCGCCGCGCACCATGTTCATGATGAATTCGATGGCCATGATGCCGCCGGCCGTATCCGTGAGGCTCGCCAACTGATCGACGGACTTCGCGGGCATGCCATGCCGCTCCAGCGTGCGGGTGAATTCGACGGCCGTGTTGATGCGCGCTTCGATAGCCGCCTTCTTGTCGGCATCGCTGAGCCCCAGCGCATCAACCGGCAAAAGCTGCGCCCTTTCCGCCTCGGTATTGATCGCCGGCTGAAGATCGAAGGTCTGCACGACATTCTCCAGAATGCCGTTCAGCAGGCGCGCCCCCTGCAACTTGCCGACACCCTCATTCTTGAAGACATCGAGCACGGCCGAGACCAGTTTCTGATCCTGTTCGCCGCCCGTGAAGAAATCGGCGGCCAGTTTCTCGGTCGGCTTGTAGGCGTATTCGGCGGCATCGGCCGGCGCGAGCCCATGCTTGGCAATATGCTCGCGGAACCCCTTCTGGCTGTCCAGCAGCCGATCGAGCGTTTCGCTCACATCCTTGCCCCGATATGCCTCGGGCACGCGCTCCAGCAGCTTCACGAGATCGGGCGAAAGGCCATTGGCCTTTCCGGCATCCGGCTTGCCCGGATCGGCCTTGCTTTTGTCGGCATCGGCGGCGGCGCTGCCAGCGGGAAGGGAGCCACCCGCCTTGTCGCCGCCGCCTTTGGGCTCCGGTTGCCCGGTGCCAGCCGCCGCGCTTGCCTTCGCGCCGGCCCCTTCCGCGCCGGCCCCAGCCGGTTGACCACCCGACGCGGGATCGGAATTGAGATTGTCCGTCATGTGTTGCTCCCTCAGAAAATGATGCTGTCCGTGCGAGACAGCGGCGGTTGCTCATTCGCCGCGCGGATGAGGTTCATGAGCGCCAGAACCATGCTGTTCTGGCCCTCGCGATACAGGGCGAGATCGGTCGCGGCCTCGCGGTTGAGGCTGTTTGTGGTCAGAAGGCGCACTTGCTGGCCAAGGGTCTTTTGCTGAAGCCATGCCAGAAGGCGCTGGCCTTCCTCGGTGACAAAGAGCCGTTGCACATCATCCAGGATCGGATCACGTTTCCGAGCCTCGGACTGAATGTCCTCGACAGCCGCTTCCAGCGGCGAACGCCATTCCGGCAATCCCTCGGACGGCGTGACCGGGCGCGTTGTGTCAGCAACGGGGATCGCAATGCGTTCTCGGTCGCGACGGCGTTTCATGTGGCGGTTCCGGGCGCGGGCGGTTGCGGCGGGGGCGCGGCGGCGGCGGCCTGCGCCTGCACGGCGGCTGCGGCAGCGGCCAGCTTCTGCTGGCGGTAGGCCACGCGCTCATCCACGTTCTTGGTGAACTCCGTGAGAACGCCCGTTTCGTAGGCGACAGCCTCATAGAGCGCGTCACGATCAATGTATTCGTCAGGATCGCCGCCCGTCTGCTGGAGCATCCCGAGATAATTAAAAGCCGGCTCGAATTGCTGCACGCGCATGGCCGCAGCCAGCGGCGACAGCACATCGAGTTGCATCAGCATCTGGTCAAATTCAATCTTGCGCGGGATCAGGCCAAGGTTGAACGCAATTTCCACCCCGCGCCAGAACAGTTTCGGCACGAATTCCTCAACCATCCGGCCGTAAGCGCCACGGTAGGAACGCAGCTGCTCCTTTTCGCGCACCATATATTCGGTCGCGGAGCCCGGCGTTGTGCCACCGGCCGGCAATTGCTGGCGCTGGAGGCCGGTCGCAATCTGCTGGCGCAGCTCGGTCGTGAGCTGGCCACCGAGATCGGTGCGGCCGGTTGCGGGATCAAGCCGGGCGATATCCGGCCCGAACATGCCGCCCGTATTGTCCACCTTCCACATCGCGCCAGGTGCCAGCGCGGCGGTATCGGGATTGAATGAACCGTTCTTGCGATACATCCAGATGCCCAGCATCTGAATGGCAAAGCTCTTGAGCTGCAATTCCTGCGCGCTGTTGAGAACCTTGATCGTCGGCAGAAGCGTGAGGATCGGCCCGCGACCATAGGCCTCGCCCGGCACGCGCTGGAATGGCATGAGAATGACGGGACAGGTTTTGAAGACCTTTTGCCACACCGCACCTTCTTGGCCACCGGGACCGGTGAGATAAACGAACATATCCCAGGCGAGGCCAGAGGCGCGGCGCACGAAGCATTGTTCGATTTCAACGCGATCCTGCGGCTTGTCACGCAAGGCATCAAGCCATTCGGTGGAAAATCGGGCGCGCGGGAAAGCTTCATGAATGGCTTTCCGGCTCAACATCTGTTTCCAGCAAATGAGCGTTTCGCGGCCGAACATATCGACCTCGGTCGCGATTTGCTCGATCGGGATGGAGGCGAACAAGGCCGGCATGCGCGGCGTGCCTTCCAACATGAGGATGGCCCCGGTTGAAACGTGGCTGTCGATGCAGACTTCCAGCAAGGCCGACGAGAAGTTGCCGCCCAGGAACATGGCGTTCACAACATCGTTGCCGTCCTGGAGCATCGTGGCGACGGCATCGGCTTTGCGCTGGCCATCTGTGGCGGCCATGATGCGGTTGCGCACAAGCCGGCTCATGCGCAAGCGGGCCAGGGGCTGGCCGGGTGGCGCGATATCGTCGCGAAGCTGCGCGGCCGAGGCAAATACCAGATTGGCGGCTGTGGCATCGTGCAGCTTCACCGCCCGTTGCGCGCCATCCGCCACCCGCCCGACCGGCTGACGGTTCGGGATGGCGTAATCATACGCCTCCTGAATGATCCGGTTCCAGTGGTCCTTGTTGGCCCAGGCCAGCGCGCGGCGCGCCTTGAGTGCGTCCGTGCTCATCCGAGCGTTGCCTTGCCCTTGTCAGCATCGAGAAGACGGGAACCCTGCCGACGCTTCGAAGCCCGGCCCTGCGCCTCCGCAGAGGCGCGGGACTGCTCATTCACGGTCTGCTGCTGCGCGACTTGCGACACCTGCTGTTGTAGTTGCGCCTGTTGCGACGCCTGCTTCTGGCTTTTGCTTGCGCCCCCGCCGAACAGGGAGCCGAGCGATCCGAGACTTTTCTTGACGATTTTCGCCATCGCGCGACCTCCAGACGAAGGTTTCGAGAGCCGGAAAATCGGGATCGACCGGGCGCATGCCGATGAGACGGTGCAGCTTGCGGCCCGGTATCCACCCTTGTTCGGTTCTGGAAACCACAGCGACGGGCGCAGATTGCGCGAGGCGGCGCATTGTTAAGTGGGCAAGCCGCACCAGAAATCGCACGGTCGCTGTTGGCAGATCAGGCCGGGAGAAGGTCCACAACTCGAAAGCGGTTTCACCTTCCGGTGTTTGCCCCAGAGGCCAGAAGCCGATCACGGCCGCCAATCCCTCAGCATCATCCACAGCCGCCATTTCCGAGCGGAAGCACTGGAGCGCCAGCGTGCGGCTTTCGCGCCGCCGCATCCGGGGAGCGGCCAGCGCATGAACATCATGGATCGAACCCGCGCGCACCTGCATCAGATCACGCTGAAATCGCTTTTGATGATGGTATTGGAGCCGCGTTGCTCGCGCTCGCGACGGCGGGAAATCCCGATATTGGCCGCTTCCTCGATAATCACCGCGCGGCCGCGCATGCCAAGCACGGCATATTGAAGCGCATCCTGCACATCGGCGAATTTGTTCTTGAAGGGTTTGATGACTTCCGTGGAGCCGCTGGAAACTTTCTTGTTGACGTAATGCGAAACGAAGCCTTTGCGCAGCATCTTGCAGCCTGGTGCGAGAAGAAGCATCGGCGTATGGGCATCGATCATGCGGGTGAGAAGCCCACGCACGCCGTCGAGCCGGATACCAATTTCATTGGAGGGTGCCGGCATGATGGTGACACTCAGCGCCAGCGACAGAGTTTCCATCCAGGCCAGTTCGCCCATGGAACGATCGGCCCCATACCAGCCGGCCGGATCACCCCATGCGCCGCCGATGATGGCCTTGGGGGAAACGGTGGCAAGCGCGACTTTGCACATTTCGGCAAAGGTCGAGATATGCGTCACGCCATCCTTCTGCGGGACAACCTCAGCAAGTGACCGAATTTGGCCGGCCTCCGTTGACTGGAGGATGACCATGGCCGGGTGGCCCGCCTGGTCAAAACCGAGATACACCGGCATTTGCGGATCGTAGGCCAGCGGTTCGGTCGAATAGTGGATCTGATCGTTGAATTCGGGGAAGACGATTTCCCCCTCGCGTGACGGGCCAAACTCGCCATGCACGAAGCGGCGCACCTCATGCGGCGGCCGCACCTTTGCATCGGTTTCATACTTGGCCCGCGTGACAGGCGGGAAAAACTCGGCATTCGGCGCGAGGCCGGAAGGCTGGCGGAAGAGGTTGAAGAACGGGTTTTTCTTGTCGATGCATTCCTCATGCACCCAATGATCGACGTCAGGGGGGTTGAGCGAGCCCCACACGCGGCGCGGCAAGACCTGTTCGCCAGCCTCCATGCGCCGCACCAGCTCCGGCGTGAGATATTGCCCGCCTGGATAACGACCCGTGCGCCCAAACAGGAAGGTTGGAGCCTTGCGTTCGAACAGGTCGATTTCGTCAAAGCATCCCCAGCTCGGCTGATAGCCGCGCATCATCGCCTCAATCGACACATCCCCCAGGCCAAAGAAATCCACGACCATTTCCAGCGCGATATTCTTGACCAGCGCGCGGAACGTGTAGCGGCCCGGCCGATCCTGCCCGCCCTCGAACTTGGCACCGGGAAAATCGCGCGGGAACACCGAAAACCAGCTGGGAAGCGTGTTCTTGTAAAGGTCGCGATAACTGTTTCGCAGGATGCAGCCATGGGCACGGATCACGCCATCATTGCAGATAGGCATGCGCAAGGTTTGGATCAGCGCGGTTTGCATGCTGGCCGTGGTCTTGCCCGAGCCTTCCGGCCCCATCAGCAGATCGCACGGCCCCTCCGAGAGCATGAAGGCCTGCGCGATCGGCTTCGGCGTGCGGAAATTCAGCCGGTTTGGGTCGTATTCGGTTGCCTTGTCCCAGTTCTCGAATTGTGGCGCGCCAAGCGGATCGTTTTCCATCACCAGCCCCTCCAGAACCCAAACCCGAGCCCGATTGCGGCGATGCCCCACCCCGGCCCCAGCAGGAGCCAAGCCGAAAAGTTCGGTTTTTTTTGAAAATCGACTTCAGGGTGAGCCGGAAGGCCCCGAGGGGGGAGGGGCGCGCGCGCGTTTTGCCCCCCTCGCGCGCGCGTGGCCGGCGCGAAAACAGGGGGGGCGGGGGGTTGGCGCGAGGCGAGGCCAGGCGCGGCCGGAAACAGGGGGGACGGCGCGAAAATGCCATGCATCCTGCTGTTATAGCCGATAGCACATCGCTCATATGTGCCTGAAATCGTGCGGTTATTCATCGTTCTGGCTCCGATCGTCGGAACTTTCGACGGGATTTCCCGCCTCCGATGCCGCAAAGCGCGCTTGCTCCTGGTCGATCGCGATCAGGTCCAGGAAGCTCGAAGGCTCAAGGCCACCCTTAGCCACCTTCAACGCGGATGGATCGAGACCGCCCAGGTTCACGTTGATTTCCGGCCGCACCGCCTCGCCCTTGTCATCCTCTGCCGCGCGCTTGGCATGCTGATATGGCAACACCGCCTCTAGGCACGCCCTTTTGAAGAAGAGCACATCCATCAGCGTCATATCGTCCTTGATATGCAATTCGCGGCCGATTTCTTTCATTTCCCGCGCTAGATCGCGCGGATCAGCCATGCCCAACCGTGCCAGCTCATAGAGCGCATCCCCTAATCTGCGCTGGATGAAACCGGCCATTTCGGCCGTGCGGCGGTTCGGCCGGCCCGCGCGCCCGCCCAACGGCCGCGCCTTCAGCAGCGGCCCGGCCTCGCCCTCGAACAAATCCGGCGCGGCCGTGTGTGTGACAGTCGCCACCCCTGATTTTGCACCCTCGCGCTGATCGAGAACACCCTTTGGACCAGATGACACGGAAAACCCCCTCACTTTGCGCAACGCCGGGCAAGATGGTTGCGATGGTTAGGCCGTCATAACCACTTCATAACCAGTTTTATGAAGCAATTTCAGAGACTTAATTATATTGGTTGGTTGGTTAGGCTCTTTCTCTCTCTCTTGATGCGCGCATGTGCACATTAGCGCGCGCGCGCGAGTAACCAACCAACCATTGCCATTAAGTCTTTGAAAATGCTCCTGAAAAAAGGTTGCGAGGCTCAATAACCATCTGCAACCAACCAACCAACCCCATGCCCGCAAGGCAGGCGCACCAATCGGCCCCCTATTCATCCCGTGGATTGGAGCGTGTTAAGTGGGCGGAATAGAAGCGCCGAAAAAAGGGTGCGGGATTGCGGAATAAGCGTGCCGCCTCAAAGGGTTCGGGCTCAAAATGGGTCTAAAAGCGGCATCGCGCCTTCGCGCGATCACATGCGAGAGCCCTGCGAAACAGGATCGATGCGCGCGGCCCTTGGCCGCGCCGATCCTGTTCGCGAGATCAATCCTCAATCGAGGAGATGGGTGCTGCACTCGGCCATGGGGATGCTGGTCCCGTTGGCGATGCGCCGTCCCGGCCCGATGCGCTTCGGTCCGGTGGCATGGGCTCCGGGAATGGCTTGCAGATGCTTCCGCCAATCCTCGCGCCCCACCATGATTTCCGCGAGGAACGGGCTGGCATTGGCCACCCACAAATGCGCTTCATCCACGCGCAACCCGCACTCGAAAAGCGCTTTGCGAACAGCATCATCGCCGTTCAGCGCGGCATGCAGCGCATCTTCCACGCTCCATCGCGTGTCACCGATGGCGAGGCGCGCCTGCAACAGCCGCAGCAGCAGCAACCGGCCTTCATCCGGCTCGCCGCCGCGCCCGGCGCTGCATGGCAGGCCGAATTCGTGCCACAGCTTGCGGGCATGGGCCACGCCGAGGTTCATGCGCGCCTCGCGCACGATATCGAGGCGCAGGCGCATCAGGCTCATGGGCTCGCCGCCCACCATGGGTTCGGGCGCGGCCGGCATGGCGGTTCCCAGCGGGCGCGGGGCGGCCAAGGGCTCGGGCTCGGGTTCCGCGCGATATTGGCCGGTCTGGCGGATGGAGGGGATCACCTCATGCGCCAGCCAGCGCTTGAAGCGCTCAGCCTCGCTCTTGCGCGAGGTAAACACCAGCCGATAGACGCCGGGTTCAGAGATGATCGTCATTTCCTGCGCGCCACCGCCGCGCTCAGAGCGTGAAAGGGGGTCGGCAGTAGCGACCCCCTTTTCGTCATCATCGAGCCGCCCCAGCGCGTCCTTGTGGTTCACCAGGTTGAGCACCCGGCACACGTCCTTACCCACAAACCACGGCGCACCGTCGCGCATCACCACGCGCACAAGGTCGTCATCGAAAACATAGGGGATTATCTGCGCGCTCATCGCCGCATTCCTTCTGCCAGAATGTGCGGAGCAGGATCGCGGCCGTTCTCAGGGCCGTCCGGCTCCGGGGCTGAAAACCGTGGCAGAAGACACGCCTCCACGCCTTTGGGCTTTCGCCTTGGACATGCGCATGGAGACCCCGGATGAGATCGGAATTCGAGACATATCGACTCTCGGAAACGCTTCTGCTTTTGATCGTGGAGGTTTTCAGGCTCCGCGCGCATCAGGATGTGCGTCGCCGCTTTTTGTCAAGGATCAGCGCGTGTCGGACACCCCCAAATCTGTATCGCCGCCACGGGATAAAGAGCCGCTGACCGTTTTTGATTTGTACCCGCGCCAAACCACACTGGAAGATATCACTTTCGCCACCATGGACGACTTTCTCCACGCCGAGCGCATGGAATTGCTCGTACTGGCAGGGCTCGCTATTGGCACGCTGGCTTGCGTCGCGCTCCTTTATTGGGTCATCCGGCGAATTCGGCGAGGCCAGATGTTCACAGGCTTAGCACCGCGCATAGATCGCGCTTACCACTTTTGCCTCTATGGCTCGGTGGCCTGCTTCTTCACAGCATCGTGGTTCGGCCGCCATGGCAATATCGTTGCCGTGGCGGCCGTTTTGCTGTTGGCGGCCGCCTTCGCATTGGCCGGCATGAATTGGTTCTTCAGCCGCCGAAAACCGCCTGGCGGCTGAAAATTGACCGGCAGTAAAATGATGTCGGCCGATCGGCGCGGCTCGCAGCTTGCGCACGGGCATTCGTCATCCATCGTGCGCGCCTTCCTTCATGGCCGCTTCGGCCTCGATCTTGATGCGATAGGCGCGCACGCGGAATTCATCCGCTTCCATCGCGCTCACATGCTTGAATTCGGCCGGCAAATCGGCTGACCACCCCGGAAACATTCGACCAGGCAGGAACACAATCCCGGCTTCAAGCAACGCTTGTAACCCCTGCTGCGCCCGCTCCATCTGCGCTTCCTTCACAAAGGCCAATTGCTCTTCCCAGGGTGGCGCGCCTTTCATTTCATCGGCCCGATGAATGCCCCGCGCGATCGTCTCCAGAATGTCAGGCATCACAATCCCGTCCATTTGGGTTGAACAAGCTCAACCGTGACGATGCTTTGGGGATGCTCTTTGCGCAGACTGGCCGCGCATTTTTCTGCGCTGTCGCGCGTTTTGTAATGTCCGCGCCATGGCCGGCCATCGATAAACACACGAAATCGATGCTTACCCATCAATCACGTCCTCCTGTTCAGCCCCGGTCGCCTCACGGTCGTAGCCGGCCAGATCGATAATCGTGCAGCGCTCCAGAACGCGGCCGATCTTCACATGCGGCGGAATATCCGGCCCCGTCAGCACCACATGCGCGGGCGCCTGGCGCAGGGTGCGGGTCCATGCGCCATCGCGCCATTTGGTGCCAGAGAACAGCGCGTTCAGGCTTGGCCCCTTATGCGGCACGGCGAACAGGTAATGGGTTCGCCTGTCCTCATGCCGCCGCGCGAATTCGGCATCCGCAAAAAGCGCATCCCGGAGCTTTTTCGCGCGCCCATCCTCCAGATCGATGATGCCAAGGCCCGCGCAGGCGAAGCGCTCGCGCACGGCTTTCGTGTCCATGTGCCCGGCTTCATGGTCCTTCAGCACCGCGCCCACGGTCGGCTTGTTGCCGTTGGTCCAGGCCACGATCGTTTGCGCCAGCAGGTGCTCCAGGCAGTTGCGCCAGTTGTCGGAAATCAGGCTTCTTTCATAGGCGGTTTTCTCGCGCATCCATTCGCCCAGCTGTTCCTCGCCGGCCGTCACCGGCAAGCCCGCATCTTCCATGCCGGCATCGCCCAGCAGGGTTTGCGCCGAGGCGAGCAGGGTGCCGAATGTGTCGCCGAAACGCGCATCGAGCCCCGCGAGGCGAAACACCTTGCGCCACGCCACCAGATGCCCGTTGAATTCCTGCCACCCATCCATCAGCCGGCGCAGCAGCATGCGGCCGGTCTGGTGCGGATCATGCGGAAACTCGCTTGTCAGCGTTCCCGGCGCGAAGCGATCGAGATTGAAAATCGCCATGCGGGAATAATCTTGCGCCTCAAATTGCGGCGGGTTGATCGCGGCCGCGAAAACCGGGCTTTGCAGGCGGAATTTCGTGCCCTTGTGATCCTGCCCGCCGCGCACGCGCAAGGAGCCTGAATACATCTGGCGGATCATCTCGATCAGCTGGTTGGCGCGTTGGTTGTTGTCGGCCTTTTGCTCGAATTCATCGAGCGCGATCGGCCGGCTATCCTGCCCGAGAATTTGCACAATGCCGGCCTCCGAAGCGTTGCCGGCATCGAGCATCGCATCGCCCAGCAAGGCCTTGATAAAGCCATGGCCTTCCATGCCGATCAGCGAGGATTTGCCCACGCCGCGATCGCCCACAATCATCGAGAACGGCCGTTGCTCCAGCGCACCGGAATAGAACGCGCAGCCAATCGCGCCCAGCAGCAACACCGCATCCAGCTCGCGCCGCTGGAACCGCCAGGTCATCAGGTGTTTCAGCACTTGAGGCCCAGGGCTGTCCTCGATCGGGATTTCATCCTGCCATGGCGCGAGAATGCCCGGCGCGGCCGCATAGAATTTCCCGCCCAGCATGCCGGGGTCGCGCTGTTTCAACTCGCCATCATGCACCACGAAAACCGCATCGCCGGCATGCCACACGAACAGCCCCGGAGATTGGCGGCCGGCCGCCCAGCCGCCACGGCCGCGCACCTTGTCTATGGGGTCGAACAGCCCTTGCCGCGCCGCCACATTCAGCAGGCAATTCCAAGCTTGCCGCGCCTCGACATTCGAGAACACCGGCCCATCCTTGTTCACTTGCGGCCAATGGTGAAACACGAAATTGGAGTGCCCCTTGAACAAATCGAACAGCACCTCCGGCTTTCGCTTGGATGCCGGCACGCTGATGATCTGACCCAGGGTATCCACCACATGCATCACGTCCCCTTGCACGCCGAGAACGTTGATCGGGCAATTACCCGGCAACTTCTGGTCCGGGTAGCCGTCCCATTCGTTATAGTTGTAATGCCAATTGTCCTTACCCGGTCGTGGGCTCGAAACCTCACGCTCGCGCGAGCGCGTCATATCCGCGCTGATATCGCGAAAAAGCCCAACCAGCGTGCGAAGACCGTCAGAAATCGCCACGTCAAACCTCAGCGATGAACCAGCTCTTCAAGCGTCGGTTGCTTGTCGTAGATCGTGGCATGCACGAAGCCCTCTTGCGGCTTGCGCTTGGCCGGCTTGGGCTCGGGCTTCAAGCCCTCATCCATGGCCACGAGCACGCGCGCGAAGACGCCGAAGGCGCGTTGCACGCTCCAGCCGGCATCGCACCACGCGCCCAGCCCGGCCGGAGCCTGGATCGATATCCAGAGCGTTTCCGGTTTCGTGTCCGGGTCGCGGCGCACAATCTCAGCCAGCTCCAGCACAAAGCGCGCCTGGTCGGCCGGCTTCACGCCGGGCAACCATTTTTCGATCACCAGAGCGGCCGCGCCGATTGCCACTTGCAGCGGGATATCGTCAGTCATTGCCGCAACCCTTCAGGTTTAGATCACCGATCACCTTGGCCAGCACATGCGCGGCAATCTCGCGAGCAATATCGTTGCCCAGCGCGAGCAAGAATTCCTCGCGCGATTGGTGCCAGCGGCGCGCCCGTGAGACGCCGAGATTGAGGCCATTGATAGAAAAATCCACGCGGACCGCGTGTTCATTTGTTGCAGGCCGGTATTCGCTTTGCGCGACAGCCTTCAGGTAATTGTTATCAAGCCGCATGGCATCGACCAGGCGCGCGCGGCTTTCCTGTTCCAGCTCGCGCAGCAGGCGCGCCGCATCGGCCCCGTTGGGCGCGGGCAGCGCTTCCACATGCACATTCACATCAGGCGCGCACCCTGGAGCCGGAAAGAAAAAAACGTTGTCACCCTTGGCCATCATCATCCCCTCGATTTTACCAGATCGTTCAAATCGTTCACTTGCGGCGGCGGCCGCAGCACCGCCACGGGCAGACCATGGCGGCGGATCGCGGCTTGCGCGCGCTCGAAATCCCGCAGGGCGGCCGGGTTGTTCCAATCGTTATGCGGGCAAAGGATGATGCCGGTGCAGCCCTCCCCACCGCGCACATGCTTGAGGCTGTGGAGGCTTGGCGCGACCTCTGCCGCATCATCCCGGTTTTGCGCCATCATGGCGGTCCAACCGTTTTCCAGCCCTTCATTCACCACCTTGCGATGGCCGGGCTTCGAGGATCGGCGCAGATAAATCAGCCCGTCTTGAACCTCGCCCATCATGAGCTTGGCCTTCTCCACCGGAGCCTTGCCGCGCCCGTCACGCGCGAGGAAGGTGAAATGCCCGGCGAGCTGGTTTCCGTCCGCGTCATCGATCGCGGAGACAATGCAGGGAAAGCGCGGCCCCGGCACGCGCCGCCGCCCGTCCGTGGTGGCACCCCGCCACCATTCCACCGAAGGGTGGAAGCGCACGCGATCACTCAGGCCGTGCAGCATGGCCAATGGCGTGCCGCGCGCTTCCATGTATCGCTCGGCCAGCGAGCCGCCGAGCGGCCGCGCCGCCTCGAACAATTCGCGCGCCCGGCCGCGCATCCAATCCCGCCGCTTCTGCTCGCGCTCGCGCGCCGAAACATCCTCTTTCACCGCGCGCGTGGCATCCACCGGCGGCGCAGCACCGCCCAGCCAGGAGCGCGCCCATTCGATCGCGCCTTTGAGATCGAGCCGGTTCACCGCCATGATGAGGTGCAGCAGATCGCCGCCATTGGTTCCCGGCTTGTCAGGCCTGCCTTGCCAGAAACCGACGCGGCCGGCTTTCGAGCCCTTCACCACCACCGAAACCGCACCGATATCGCCATGGTTCTTGGAGCTGGAAGCCCATTCGCCGCCCTCCATCTGGCCGGCCGGCAGCAGCGTTTGCGCCAGCGCCAGCGCGCGCATGTTCAGCGCATCGTTGAGCGGCCCGATGGTGTTGCGCGGCGCGGTCATCCGCGCCAGCTCCGCTTGATCCAGAGCGCAAACACATCGAAAGCCGCACAGGCGCAGATCGCGGCCGCCAACCCGCCCAGCACATAAACGGCCCAGCCGGCCGCATTGGCCTGCACCAGATAAAGCCCGGCCGCCACACACAGCCGCGCCCATAATTCGGCCGCGCACGCGCCCACGATGCAAAGGATGACGCGCCTCATTTCCCCGCCCTCACCTTGAACGTGCTGGCCTTCAGGTGCGGGCGCTCGCCCAGCACGTCGCTGGCCTTCCGCCAGCTGCGCCGCCCATCGCGCTCGCGCGCATCCTCTTGCCGGAAATCCGAGGCGAGGCGGCACAAAGCCTGCCACACCCCCAGGAGCTTCGCGCCCTTGCGCTCGAAGCGCAGGCTCATCATCAGATCGTAGACCAGCGCACCACGCCGGGCGCGGCGGTTGTGGAATGCCTTGCGGCATCCCGTGCAGCAGAAATCATCGCCCGCCTTGCGCGGCTGAAACTCCCCGCCGCACTCCAGACACGCGACTAGACGGGCGCGATAGGAAGGCCGCGCCGACTCGGTGACGGGGTTAGGCGCTACACCGGGCGTCATGGCGCGCCCTCGCCAGCCACAGCGCGCGCCACGCGATCAATCAACCGATCGAAATCCGCGTCGTCGCGCTTGTCCTCGATCTGTTGCACGCACAGGCACACGGCCGCGCGCGTCAGACCCAAGGCCTCGGCAATGCCCATTTGCGTGAAACCCGCCTCGGTATGGGCGAGATAGGTCGCAATCGCCCGCGCCTTGTGCGCACGCAGCGTCAGGGCATCAGCCGCCACCCCGCGCCGGTTCGTTCCGGGCCTGCACGCATGGCACAGGGCCACGGGCACGCGCAGCTCGGCCGCCGCCGCCACGAGGAAGCCGCCCCATACGAGGCGCACGGGCAACCATGGCACGGGAGCCCCGAGGCGCGGCGCATCCTGTTCTGCCGCTGTCATCATGACAGCACCGGGAAATATTGGCGCTTGTTCAGCTCGCGAGCGACGACTTTAAGAAATTTACGGCGATGCTCAGAAAACCTTGAGCCATAGCGCCCAGCCACAGGCGGCACTGCCTCACGGGCAACCGGGAGAATGTCTTTCAGGACCGCAAAAAGATCATCAACGCCGCTAACGGCGGTATACGAATAAGAGACGACATGCCCAAATTGATCGGCATGAAAGGTGCAGTAACCGCGCCCAATTTCGAACTCGACGCGCCAATCGCAGGCACCGCCGACAACCTTCCAATTACCGCCACTCATGCGCCGCCCTCCAGCAAGCGCTCATCCGCTTCGGTGCGTGCCGCAATGAGCTTGATGGACATGGCGTCGATCGCCAGAACGCTGATGCGCAGGCATTCCCCGCACAACACACGCGGCCCCTGATGCGAGGCCGCATAGCCCTTGAACACCGGCACGCGCTCGGGAATGCCCTCCAGCGCAATCTCTCCGAGCGTGACAGTCGCCCGCTCCATGGATGCATCACAATGCGGGCAATCCGGCGCGCAACGATCGGCGCGAAACTCGCGGCTCACCTTGGGGCGGATAAAGTCGCTCATGCGCGCACCCGCTCGGCTTGATGACCGGCCACGCGCTTTTCCAGCACGCGATGCCGCTCGCGTTCATGCTTCTGGATGGCGTCCAGCACGCGCTTGCGGGTCGAGGCGAGGAAGTCGCCTTCCCCCCGCAGGATGCGGCTCACGGTCGGCGCGGCAAGGCCGGCTTCGTCGGCGATCTGCTTCGCGGTCAAGCCAATATCGGCCGCCCTCTTTTGAAGGTCGCTCATTGGTTCTTCCTTGAAATGCAATTTGAACGTAATTCAAATGTCGATCTGATTTGCCCCAAGGCGTCAAGGCCCATCGTGCGAATGAATGTTAAGAAACAGCCGGCGATAACTGCGCTCAGGATTTATCCTGTGGGAGCGTTGGCTATGTCTGATCGCGCGAGAAGAAAAACGGGCAGCGCCGGAAGTGGTCCGGGCAAGCGGGCGCGCACCCGCCTGATGCAACTGGAATGGCTGGAATGGCTGGCCGAGCGATCCGGCCACACTTTCACCGAGATCGCCCGGCGCGCGAACAAGAACCCCGGCACGCTCACGGAATTGCGCAACGAGGACAAGGATCGCGTCCTGTCCGATGCGACGATTGACGATATCGCGCGCAAATATGGCGTGCCCGACCCGCTCGAATTTCGTGCGATGCCCGGTTTCACCGAGGATGCCGTGCCCTATCGCGGCGCGCAGGCCGCGACGAACGACACAACCGATGCCTGGGAAATGCGCGCCAACGTGCTGGAGGCCCTGGGCATCTTCGCGGGAGACGAGCTGCATGTGGATTTGTCGCGCCTGCCCAGGGATGGTGACGTGGTGATTGCGCAGATATTCACGGGCGCGATGAGCGCGCGCACCGTGTTTCGCCTGTATCGCGAGATCGGGCGCTTTGCCTTCCTCACGACCGCCTATCACGATCCGCGCCAGAACCTGATCGAGATTGCCGGCATGTCAGACGTGGCAATCAAGGGCGTGATGGTATCGGCCACGAAGAACGTTCGATAGACGTTCGAACGAATACCGGACTTCATTCAAACAAAATTCCTTGCGCATTTGAAAAACTTTCATATCGTGATCCAGCGCAACTGATTTGCGCCTGGAGGTCGATATGCAGCAACACGTTCACATCATCGTGCCCACGCTGCCGGTGCTCATCGCCGGCTGCCTCATCGCCGCGCTCGGCTTCGGCCTGTTCGCGCGCGAGCTTCGCGCCTGCCGGCGCGGGGGCCGCTCCTGCCTCACCGGGAGGCCGCGCATATGAGCTACATCAACCACACCTTCTATCTGGGCGATGTTGCGCGCGAGCTTTCAGCCACGCCGGACAAGCTGGCATTCCTGCTCAACGAGATTGCAGAGCACTTCGACGGCGCGCCCGATGATCGGTTTATCGAAAAGCTGATCGCGGACCTCGACAACGCCACCAAGGGAATGATCGGCATCATCGCCAAGGCGATCGAGGCGGAGAGCGCGGTGCTGGCGAAGCCGAAGGCCGGGCCGGAAAAGCGCGCGAGCACGGCCGATCTCGACCAGGCGGACAGGTTTCCGCGCGCGGTGCAGAGCCGCCGGCCGGTGCCGCCACCGGAAGGGGATGGCACATGAGCGCCACCCGCAAGAAGAAGAGCACGCTCACCTTGTCGCAGCGCCGTGCGCTCAGATTGGCGGCCGCGCATGGCGGCACGCTGATCAGCATCGAGGGGTTTTACCGGCCGAGTTTCGCGTTGCGCGCGGAAAAAGTGAACGTCACGACCGTGCAGGCGCTTATTGCCCGCTCGATCTTCGAACCGCACGGCAAGAAGATGGTGCGGCTCACCATGGGCGGGCATTACCTCGCCAGCGAGGCCACGGCCGAGGCGGAAGCGGCACAGGCGGCCGTTGAGGCGGATCGCCGCAAGCGCGCGGCCGCGTCGAAAGGCCCGCGCAAGCCGCACAGCGCGCTGTGGACGACCGAAACACGACCGAACCCGACTGCGCGGAGGCTTCCATATGCCGACAACTGAACCGGAATACGGCATTGGCCTGCATCGGGATGACGGCACGGAGGCGCTGTTTACCGGCCGGCTGATGCTGGACTGCTGGGGCTATCTCATCGCGTTTGGCCTGCCACAGTCCGACCACGGCGATCAGCCGGCGAAGAATGTCTGGAGCACGGCGTTCAAGCAGGATGCCGAGCGCGTGGCAAGGCTCCTGCAAGACAACTGCTTTCCCGGCCGCCTCACCACCAGCGTGGTGGAAGTCAGGAGGGGCGCATGAGCACCGGCCTTCTGACGGTAGACGCGGCCGCCGAGTATCTGGCAATATCGCCCAAGCACCTGTTGAAACTGGTGCGCGACGGAAAAATCCAGTTTGTCTCGATTGGCCTCGGAAAGAAGCGATTTGCCTATCGCTTCCGCCAGTCGGACCTGGACACTTTCATTCAAGGGAGCAGCACATGGCAAAACGGGAAAGTGGCCTCTTCCAAAGGGCGGGGAGCCCGGTCTGGCACTACGATTTCCGCGTGCGGGGTTATCGATTTTCGGGCAGCACTGGAACGGCCGACAGGCGGAAAGCGCGAGAAATCGTGCGCGACAAGAAAGAGGCCGCACTTGCATCTGCTTCCGCAGCCACCGCGCCCATGACATTCGGCCAGGCCTCCACCCGCTGGTGGGAGGAAGCCGGCCAGCACTGCGCCAAGCCTCGCGAGATCATGGCGCAGCTCGCGTGGCTTCAGGCCGAGATCGGCAAGTCAACGCCGCTCACGGCCGTCACGAATGAAGTGGTGGCGCGCCTGGTCGCGCGCCGCCGCACCGATACGCTTCCGCTGTCCGACGAGGATCGGAAGGCCGGCAAGGATGCGCAGCGCATTTCATCCGCCACCGTCAACCGCTCTGTCACGCAGCCCTTGCGGCGCATCCTGAAACGCGCGGCCGAGGCCTGGGATAGAGACGTGGCCAAGATCAACTGGCGGCAGCACATGTTGAAGGAGGCGAGCGTGCGCGTGCGCGAGGCCTCGGAAGATGAGGAAGCCCGCATTTTTGAACACTTGCCGGCCGAGTTTCATCCGCCCGTTCTCTTCGCGATCCTCTCCGGTTGCCGCTTCAACGAAATCATCAGCATGCGCTGGGATTGGATCGATTGGGGCGCGCGCCGGATCACGATCCACGGGAAGGGCGACAAGATCGCGAGCATCCCGCTCTCGAACAGCCTGCGCGAATTGCTGTTCCCCCTGCGCGGCCGCCACCCGGAATTCGTGTTCACCTACACGCCGCAGGAGCGCCGCGCCAACGTGAAGGCCAAGAACCAGCCGGTTCCCATGAAGCGCTGGAATTTGCCCTATCATTGGGAAAGGACGCGCAAGGCCGCTGGCATCCCCAACAGCCGAGAGAACCGCGTGGCCGGCCTGCGCTTCCACGATCTGCGCCACACCACGGCCAGCCGCATCCTGCGCCACACGGGCAACCTGAAAATGGTCAAGGACTTGCTTCGGCATTCCTCGATTGCCACCACCACCCGCTATGCCCATATCCTGGACGATGAAATCTCCAGCGCCATGGATGCGGTTTCGAGCAAGAAGGCCCAAGCGTCATGAGCGACACAACTCACGAAGGCATGACGCGGGCGGTGGAGCTTTTGCTGTGGCAGTCCCGCTAAAACTTCCGTTCGCCATCACCGCAAACGCAAAAATGCCAACATTCCCAAGGAGTTGTTGTGCTTCTCTTTTATGCTTCCCAAGCTGAACGCGCGGGTTCGATTCCCGCTACCCGCTCCAACCATAACCTATTGAATTATCAGAAATCCTTCCATCGGATGGCACCCGCTTTGGAGGCGCTACAGCGGAACAAAAGCGCATCGAAAGCCCAGCAACGGAACACAAAGTCCCGTAAAACTTCCGATGGCTGTTCGCGTGCCGTTCCTTATCGTAAGCTTTTCATGCCGGC